CGGGGCTGAATAAGACATTCTACTTTTACCAGTAGTTTGCCATCCTCCTTTAGAATGATCATTAACTGCTACTTCATCTACCCATTTACCTCGCTTTTTACCATCTTTTTCTATCCACATTTGGAACTGTTTAATAGGGAATCCTACTAAATCACCTAGTTCCTCGATCTGTGCTAAATTAAGCTTAACAAAGTCTAGGCCGTGTTTAGCTGTCATGTCCATGATACTAGTAGTTTTACCAATACCTGATTCACCTACTACTTCTATAGCAACAGGCTTCTTCCCGCCTGTTTGTAAGTGGCGGTTGTTTTTAATGATGTGCCCTACAAAATCTTGTAGTTCATCAATGTTTAAATTTACTTCATTCATAATTTTTGTGTTTAATTGATTTAATTTAATTGAATTTTCATACCAGGTAAATCAGTATTTATCTGGGATTTGCTGCTGTGTACCCATAAAGCATTCTTAGGGCAATGTGATGGAATTTCTGCTTCACCGTCTGTAAGACATATAAATCCTGAATACTTATTTTTAGGTTCATTGTAATGATCTACAACTGGCTGAAAGTGTGTACCACCTCTACCTTTAATTTCCCAATTTTTCTTAGGATCAAATGTAGATATATCTGTAATCTGCGTGTCAAACTGTGCTACTGTAATTTGATTACCAGTTCTATGCATATGTGCTAACTCATGCATAAATTCTACTAATTCTTCACTGCTTACAGAGCCTGAAGTATCTACACCAACCAGCACGTGGTTCCTGTGTTTAATCTTAAGGCCCGGGTTAGCTGCGTAACGTTTGTTATCTTTACGCCTAAGCTTTTTAGTGTACACTTTAGATGCATTGTTAACATAACGTTTAAGAAAAGCTTTCCAATTGAATTTAGGAGGCTCTATATGAAATAATCTCTCAATAATCTCTGCTAACTCACCAGGAATGCTCCCACATTTCTTTTGGATCTCTTCCGCGGTAGTCTTCATCTGATGTTCATATTGCTTCTGCACTAACTTTTTCTCTGCTTCAGGCAGCTCTGTAATTTCATCCCACGTTTTGTGGCAATATTGACTTTCACCATCCATTTGATCTAGGATTTTCTGAAGAGCCTCATTACTACTGTTACCGTCACCATCACAAGTATCATTAAGTATATCATAATATACTTTAGTACCTGCTCTAGGATGTTTATGTATACCGCTACCAGGAAAAGAATTTAATGTTAGTCCACCCTCGGGTAACATGTGGTCATCAATATATTGGTTGATTTCTATATCTGCCGCAATATTAAATAACTTTTTATTAGGGTATCTATCTGCTAGTATAATGTGACCAAAAGCTATATGTAATAGCTCATGTTTTAGCAAGCCATGTTGATGATGCTCACTTAGATCTCCAAAGAAATCCGGATTTATCACTAGCCTCATTCCTATTCCGTGTTTTCCTACACCTGCGGTAGCACAACTCTTAGTGAACTCTTTTTGTAGTCCAATAAGAAATATACCGTAGAAAGGCTCGGAAAATATCAATGTTTTAGATATTCTCGCAAGTTGATCTTGTACTGTTTTCATTTTTAATTTAATTGATTTAAAATTCGTCTCGTTCTCCGTCTGCTTGCATTTCTTTATATGCTTCTTCTTTAGCAGCTTCGTATTCGTAATCTTCTATAGGTGTACATGCTTCGTGGCAGTTTAAACAGACATCAATTTCTTCGTCCATAGTTGCTCCACAGCAGTTACTTACCATATTATATCCATGCCCATCGTCAATGGGGTTGGATAACTTCCAATCATCGTAATTCATAATTTATATTTAATTGATTAAAAGGTAAAAGGGGGAGGAATTGTAATAGTTTCACAAAGTATAACCGCTGAGTTATATTGGGCAATATTGCCCTTTAAATTACTAACCTCCCCTTTACCTGTTGGAAAAGGAAAAAGGGCACTGAATGTCGCGCGCGTTACTTTTGCAATCAGTATACGCCCCTTAACCTATAATTGTTTGATTAATTCAACAACCTCATCTACTTGTGCCTTATTTCTAGGCATAAAAAGTACATATTGTTGATTGGTATCTTTAAGATGTTTTTTAAATAACTTCCATCTTAAAGGAAAAGACTCGTTTGCATAGCCTTTTGTTTCTATAATCCATTTACCGTTTGGATCCACAAAATCAGGAGTATATGTAATAGGTCTGATTTTAGACCCTTTATTATATAATCTTTTAGTTGTGCCCTCATAACATGCTTGAGGATATACGGTAGCGGGAAATATAGTATAAGTAGTTTCTTCATATTCTACTTCTATTTTAGCAGCTCTTAATGTTTTATAACAATGTAATTCTAATCTAGATTGAAATTCTTTACCATCAAATGTTTGCTTTTTAGCATTCTTAACTTTTTTAGTGTACTTCTTTCTAAATCCCATAATTCATAACATTAGTTTGAAGGTACCCTTCCAGACCTCTATTCTTATTCCAAATAAATGCTTGTCCGCAGCGTAGCGTACCTACGTAACCTTGAGTTTTATGCCAAGCGTCGTTAGCACAGATGCTAGGTATAAATCTAACTTTAGTTCCCATGTATTCATTAAGCATTTCTTTGTGCTTATGTCCACAATGTACTTCCCTAACTTTACATCTACTCCACATTTCTGGTTGTTCAGTGGCAATCAATAGCGGAAGCTCTTGCGCCTTTTCTTTATCACCATGAGTAAACATAATCATGTTAGTTCCATATTCGTAATATTTACGTGAGTCTAAGCTATTATCTACATTTACATTCTTATTCTTATGATATAAAGCATCTAATACTTCTCCGACGTAAAACATACGTTCAAAGTCATGATTACCTTGTATAACTACTACATCTACAGGAGCAAATTGTGATAAATACTCAATTGCTTTTGTAACTAAATGCCAGTATCCTCTAAAAGATTGTCTCCATCTCATATTATCTTGTTGAGGTGTACCTTTAGTTGTAGCTCGACTCATACCTTCTGAGTTAAGTCCATCATTACCCACAGGTAAAAGAAATCTTTCAATCTCTAAACCGTCGGCTTTTCTATGTAAATCCTGAATAGCCTGTAAATAATGTTTTTCTATTGCTTTAGGACTTTCATCAGTTATCTTACCATAATGTATATCTGGTAAAGATATTTCGTAACAAATAGGGTCTTTTGGTTTTTTATATTTAAGTTTTGGAACTTTAACAGATCTACTCTTTATATAATTTAATAACTCGTCTTTAACTTGTGGCTGTTCATGCCACTGATTGTGAGTTACTATACTATATCTTTGTTCACCATTAAAGTTTTGCCAGAATTTAACAGACTTTACATCTGCCATTGTTAATCCGTTATCTAGTAAATGTTTGGAAAATGCTTGACTTTGACTCAACTCGTGACCGTTGTCATTGTTCATTCTCTCTTGTACCCACTCTTCAGAGGTTACTAGTTTTTTACAATCTTTAATAATAGCTATGTCTACTTCCCATTTGTCAGCTAACCATTGTGCTCCTTTTTTTAAGAATCCTTTTTTTGTTCTCAGTTTTTCAATAATCTCTTCTCTTGTCATTTAATATGTTTTTAAGTTTTATCATGCTACCTGTCTCTTTGACTAAATCAGAAGGGTCTTTGCACCCTAACTGTTCTGGTAGGCAGATATTATTTAAACCATATAAATCACAGATCTTTTTAGCCATAGTCTGGCCAGGATTATTTACATTGTCGAAATCGTTATCATATAAAACATCTATTTTACTAAATCTAAACTTTAACTCACTTATTAATTTCTCTTCGGGGATTTGCATTTCGCTTTGCAACGCGATAGCTGGATAGCCTAATTCATATAGGCACATTACATCTTTGAGAGATGAGGTAATGATAAGGTGCTCACCTTTATACGGGAGTTGGTTGTAACCTTGTATATCTGTTTTTCTTGTATTACTCAACCACTTATTTTTTTCCTCATAAGGAGAATAGATTTTATATCGATTCTTAAATCTAAATGCATAACTTATTGACTTACACGTAAATCTGTTGTTATTTATCCAGAAATGACTTATAGGTTCGACCGCAAAACTAAGTAAAGTTTGTTTACTTACCAAGTATTTAGACCAAAATTTTGCATCTTCTTTGTTCCAAGGCCGTCTCTTTTTTTGTATTATTATTTGTTTTCTAGAGTAATCTATATTTTTATTTTGTTTATATGCCATTACTCCCATAGTGAATTTAATTGCGTTTTGTTTATTACCTAAATTTAAACTAAAGTCGCAATCTATAATTCTTAAAGCTCCAAGAAAACTACAATTATACTTGAATTTTACATAATTAAAACAGTCAAAGGTATGTTCAGAATGTCCGAAGTCTTTGTACAATAACTTACCATTATAAGGAATTATAGAAACAGTTGGCGATCTATCGTCACGAAGATCACTGTTAAATTTTTTACCTAATTCCTTAAAACTTGGACAATAATACTTAAAAATGTCATACTCAGTAATTCTACCAAGTATGACATTTGTATGTAAGTGATCTTCACTGCTTCGACTACGTATAGCCACTAGAACGGCAGGTCGTCTGAGTTTGGAGTTGCTGCTGCTGGGCTACCGCTTGTTACCCAATCCTCCTCTTCAGCTGGTGCATCTGGACTAACTAGAGCAGTTGTTGGAGTATGTACGCCCCAAACTAAATCAGCATTAAAATCAGCATTAAATGAACCATAATCATCATTTAAAGATTTGATAAAATATTGATCTCTTTGAGGTTTAACTCTACCAAAAGATTTAGTGTAAACTGTTTGATATTTTTCATCTTTAACTCCTACTAGAAGTCTAACTTCATTATTCATTAAAGCTTCAGCTAAAAGTTGTATTTCTCTAACATTTCCACTAGCTATTGCAGGCATTGAATCATAAGATACTTCATCTCCTCCAGCAACATTAGCCCAAGCTTTAGTAAACTCAATTAAAGTTTCCTCACCAACATAAGCTGGTCTTTGTCCGTCGGATTTCCACCAATCATAGGTAGGAGCCTCTTCAGACCATGTAGTAGCCCCAAAATTATTAATCCATTGCTTTTTACCTGTCTGAGATGTTCTCGGAGTTGGTTGCATTAAGATTTCTACTTTAACTTTAGTGTCACTGTTCCCTACCCAAAATACAACTTTATTGTAATCTTGATCTGAGAATGTTACTGAATAATTAGGTTCTTGTTTAACATTTATTCCTAAACCGTGTAATTCTGCCATTGTTGGATTTACCGCTAATACTTTCATATTAGTTAATCCAGAGTATAATGTTACTCCTGTTCCTGCTACTGCTTCTGTGCTTGCATTACTTTGTATTGCCATTTTTAAAATTTTTTTTATTGGTTATTATAATTCGAACGTATCATCGTCCATTTCTAGTTCTTCTTCCTCTTGCTGCTCTTTTACTAAATCTAAAGTATCTTCAACAGTTGGAGGTTCTCCTAAGTCATAATCCTCATCTGGATCACCTAAAGTGTCTGCTGCTTCTTGATACATTCCCTCTGGATCTGCAGATAAATCACTGTCCTCTTGTTGAGTAGGAAAGATTTCTTCAACAGCTTCCACAGCTTCTGTTAAAGCTTCTTGAGCCTGTGTAGCTGACTCTATAGCATCATCTATAGCATCGTGTAAAGTTATTTGATTAGGGTCTACCTCTACTTCTTGTTCTACAACAGTATCGTCTCCAACAAATCCTCTAGGCTTAAGCTTTTCTGCCGGAGCAATAGTGCCATTCTCTGTTGGTTCTGTGTCATCTATAAAACTAAAAGATAAAGCTTTCTTTCTGCTTGGTCTTCTACCTTTAAGAAAAGGATGTTTAAACATCTCATCTACTTCCCACGGCTTAATGTTGTATTTGATAGCCATGTCTGCTTTACTTATACCGTCTTTAAGATCTTGGTCGATCATAGAAACAGTAATTCTTTCAGGAGTTTCACCTGCTTTTGTTTGTTCTCTCATTTTAATCATTTTTTTTGTTTAATTAATCTATAAATATTTTTGACCAATCCATAGGCATGGTCTCGCCTTTTAAGTGATCACATCTACTACCAGCTACAGTGTCATCTAAAGAATTAAAAGAAATCATAGTTTGATCTCCCTCTCTAAATATAAATCCAACTGCATCTGCATTTGCACATGTAATTTGTTTAATTTTACCGGTTAAATCAAGGTCCTTAACAGCAACCTCTTTACCTTTCTTCTCAAGCATTTTATCTTTTAAATGTCCAACTAAGATAACATGATCTGCTAGCATATTTAATCTATCTATCCATTTCTTATAAGCCATTCTTAAATATAAATACCCTGCACCATTAGGTAAGGCTAAAATAGACATACCAGGGTTTTTTGTCTCGAAATTTTTACCCATTGGTGTTTTCATATAAATTTGTTTACCTTCTGCTTCACACCATTCCTCTAGTTTAGAGATAGTGTCAATAGCAATATACTTATATGGTTTATTAGCTGTCATAATAGCTCTACCTACATCAGCTAATTCTTTTAAACTATTTGCTTTAACCTTTAAAGCGTCTAGCATATCTGACCCATTTTCTAAATCAATTATCAAACAGTCATCTAGTTGAGATAATACCGTGGTTTTTCCAATCTTTGGAGCTCCATATATTATCATGTTCTTAGGCGATTTACGGCTAGCCTTTACCTTTTTAGTTGGTAATTCCATTTCTTTCATTTTATTCTATTCTTTTCCAATTTCTAACACCTCCACCCAATCTATTCTTTTCTAGATTTTCATCTTCTTCAGGGTCTGTCTCATAGTCCTTATCTTTAGGCCTAGAGTCTAGTATAACACCAATATGTTTATTTAACTCATACATAGCATCATCAAGTTTATCTATTCTTTTATTTATTTCTTGAATAGATGTATTAGATGCGGTTGCATCTTCTCCTGCTCTACCAGTATCTCCTTTAACACCTCTATCTCCTTGTTCTCCAATAGGTCCACGTTCACCTTGAGGTCCAATTGGTCCTGTAGGTCCAACCGCTCCAGTAGGTCCCCGGTCACCGGTATCACCTTTCTGTATATTTTTAACTACTCTTTTTTCAATCTGTGAGGCAATATACATACCTCCAGCTATACCAACTGCTAAAACAGTGGCTATTACTAATATTTCCATAAATTTATTTTGTTATTAAACGTTCTGTTATTGTAAATGTGGACAATTCTGCCTCAAATGGTATTAGTCCTAATAAACCATCTCTATTTTTCTCCATATGTATAGCTAATAATCCTATTGGGTCTTCACCACAATACGGATCAGTTATACCATATAAATCATAAGGTCTTTGTAACATCATAACTACATGTGCGTCCTGACCAATACTGTCACCTCCAAACAAATCTGTTAATAAAGGTTGGTATTGAGCTTTAGCACGGTGCTCTTGCTCTATGTTACGGTTAAGCTGAGATAATAAAATATTTACACACCCTATTTTAGATTGTAGCCACATACATCCTTTAGACACTTCATTAAGTTTTTGTAATTCTTGCTCTCTTTCACTTAATATAAGTCTCGAGTGATCATACACATTAATAATAATATGGTCTGGTTTTTTGTTAGTTACATCTACATTAGCCTTCTTAATAAATTCCATATCTCTAGGAATACTATTAAAATATATAGGATAATGTGCATATTTTAATACTTCTGCTTTAAATGCTTCGTAAGCATCTCTTTCTAATTTTTGGTCTACCGATAATAAATCACTAAGTTGTTTATTGGTACCTTTTGCGCCGGCTCTCATTATTTGCTGATAACCTGGCATCTCAAAGCTCCAGTATAATACTATAATTTTCTTATCTTTATTATTATCTAAAGTATCAAATATTAATTGATTACTGAATGCTGATTTACCTACACCTGGTCGTCCTGCAATTACATACATTTTACCTGGCTGTAAGCCGCCTAATAGATTCTTATTTAATCTAGGCCATTTGGTAGGATAGATTCTTCTTTTACCCTGCATACCATCTTGTACCTGATACAAGGAAGCACTGATAGCTTTATTAATACTTTTAAAGCCATTATCTTTAAAGAGATCGTGTGATCCTTGGTTTGGTGGAGTCGTTTTGTGTTGCATGTTCATCTAAGTTTTCATACTTTTCCCAAGTATAGTTATTAATCCAAACCTCTAAGTTTTGTAAATACCCAAGGTTTTCTCTTTCTATTTTTAATTGTTTGTCTAGGCACTTCATAATATGCTTATGCTTATAAGCTTTGTCACCTACTACTTTTTTGTACCTATCTCTTGCCTTATCGTTTGATTTAGCGTCCGGGTCAGCTGCATGTAAAACTCTTGTAGTTCCTCTACCAGTATTTACTTTCATTGGATAAGTACTTACCAGCTCTGCAAACATAGATTCAAAATCAGAGACAAAAAGATCGATGAATTCTTGTCTGATAGTATGAGTATCAACAGAATCACCGATCTTTATGTATCCCTTATGTTGCAGTGTAGTCAAATCCGGTTTCAATGCAAGAGTTGACAAGTAATTAAATCCTTTTCTATATACTATATAAAGATATATAAAATCGTCCGCTGACATGCCCGTTTCCTCAAGTATGGCAAAGTCTAATTCTACCTTCATATAAAAATAGTTTTTATAACGTATAACAATACTTGTGCAAATATAACATTTTTTTCCATAATATCTAATTTTATTTAATTTATTTTTATAACCATTTTATTCCCTTCAGATTTTCTACAGCTTTGTTAAGCCATTTTTCTTCTTGGGAGTTTTTTACATATATAATATATATCTTTCCAGTTTTGCCCTCTTCAAACCTAATTAATCTACCAATTCTTTGTACCATAGATAAGGCTTTTGATGTTAAACCACAGATAATACCTATATTAGCATTAGGTATATCAAATCCTTGGTTTAAAGCTTTCGTAGAGCATAGGATGTTAACTTCATCCTCTTTAAAGCGTTTTAAAGCGTTTTTACGCTGTTTTAAAGTTCTTTTACTGTGGTATACTTCAGCCAAGGGTGAAACGCTCTCAGCTAATTGGTCGGTAAACTCATTTAAGCCCCCAAAGGTAATGATTTTTTCCGTTAAATTAGCATCAACTATAGATTTAAATTTAGAAACTTTGTTATGTGCTGTATCTACAACTCTTTTACGTTCACGTATAGTTTTATAAAACCCTGCAGCATGATATTTTTCTTCACTTGTACATTGTTTATTTGCTATAAAAAACTTAGCCATATCAAAAGCTTCAGGCCCTAACCACATTTTATGCTTAACAAATTCTTGTTGAATTGAGTCATATTCTAACTGTTCTCCAAACGTTAATTCTACTGGAATACAGTAAATTTCGTACGGAGAAACTAGTCCCATGTCTACACATTCATCTAATGTAATAGTATAGACTGTTGGGGCCAATTTAAACAATTGTATCTTTTTACTCGCATCTTCAGGCATTGTTGCAGTCATACATAATAACTTATCATAGGTATTATTTTTAAAGAATTTTATATATTCTTTACTTAAACCTAAATGAATTTCATCACATACAACTATATCATAATGATTACCTACAAGCTTGTAAGCAGATTGGTAACACATAATATCTACGCGATCCAAACAACTGTCATACCCCCATTTAATAAACTCATCTTTAAACTGGTCTTGCAGCTGAACGGTAGGAACTAAGATGAGAGCATTTTGTTTCCCAAGTATATTAAGAACATGATTAATACTAACCACTCCACATCTCGATTTCCCGAAGCCAGTTCCAGCAATAATAGAACCACAATAGTTGTTTTGAGCCCATTTATTAAGCGCTTTTCTCTGCTCGTCATCTTTAATTTCATTTGTTTTCATTTTTAAGGTGTTTTCCATACTGTATGATTTCTGTTAGTTGCTGCATTCAGTCTAGTTTCACTGGTTAATATTATGCCCCGGTCAAATAATTCTGTAACACGACCTGTAACACGGTTTATCTCCCAACCTAAACGGTCAGCTATCTCTCTATTTGTTAATCCTCTGTATCTAGGATCTTTTGTAAACCTTTTTATTTCATCATAAACTATTTTACGCTTCCCACTTAAATTTTTTAAGGCGTGGAAGGCCTCTAATTGCGTTGTTCTTGTCATCTCTCATTATTTTTAAATGTTTACCAATTGTTTTCTTAAAGTAATCTTTAGATCGTCCAATCTTTTTTGCCATTTGCTCCATATTAAGCTTGTCTGCATACTTATAGAATATATCTACCATTAACCCTTCTTCAGCAGTTAATAGTAGATATATATCTTTTGGTCGGATGTGATCATTTTTCATAAGAGGATTAGCTATCCATTTTGTCATTGTTTTTTTATTTTCTATATACATTGCGTACTCTCGTGTGTCAGGTTCAACCTCACCACTGTATTTAAAATAGTTGTCAAATTCAATATGATTAGCTTTAAATCTCTCTTTCCATTCTTGCTCTTGTTTACATTCTAATATAAAAGCGTCTACTAATTCTTTATCCATTTAATTGAGTTTTTAGTTCTTTTATTTTAGCAATAAGCGTAGACTTTTTGGCCCTTGTTGATTGAAATGCGCTACTTATACTTTCAACAAAAGTACTGTTGCCCATTTTTTTAACTGTGCCTTCAAGATTAGCTATTATTTCTTGTATTCGTGCTTGTTTGTCTTTCATAATTTTTAAAGTTTTTTATAAATTTTTTATGTCTTCTAGTTTGCTCTCTCTCATTAAGTACATACCCTATAATTTTTATAAATATAAGTGTACTTAGTATTATTAATATTGTTATCATAGTTTATTATTTTTCCCAGCAGCTAGCTATAGATACTTCAGCTTCTAATAAGCCATTCGTTACTATTTCTTTAGCAGCCTCTTCCATAGTCATTTTCATTAATCTACCCCAACTTGGTGCAAATTTAGTTTCACAGATACTATCAATTTGATCATGTACAGTCATTACTAGCTTAACTTGATCCTCTAATTTATTCTGTTTTATTAAATTACGCAGTAAAACTAATGCTTTCTTAGTCATATCTGCACTAGCTCCTTGTATAGGTGTATTTTTAGATGCTCTTTCAATACTACCTAATTCCATTTTAGATGAAGCGTTATCCCATATTTTAGGATACCAATTAGTAAACCATCTCTTCCTATTATAAGGAGGAAATGTTTTAATATAACCATATTTTTTACCATAATTCCCCAACTTATCTAAGAATCCTTTGATTGCTGGGAACGCTTTGAAGTACTTTTCGATGAGTTCTTTAGCTCCATCAATACTGATGTTAAGAGTATCAGCAAGCTTATTAGGGCCCATCCCATAAGCAAGCCCGAAATTAATAGTTTTGACATTTGTTCTAAGTTTTTTATGGTTAACACAATTACATTTTACTTTACTTTTCATGTATGCACAATCAGGTTCAGCAGCGTTAACCCACTCTTCACCGTACACCAAATCAGCACAAGTAGAATGTAAATCCTGTCCTTCTTCTAAAGCCTTTAACCAAACAGGGTCATTAGATCCAAAGGCAATTACATTCAATTCTTGTGAACTGTAATCAGCACTTACAAAACTCCACCCATCGGGTGCAGTAAAGCAGTTCCTATATATATTATCAGCAGGTATCTGCTGCATATTAGGCTTGCTACTACTTACTCTACCTGTGTCTAAGATTTGATGAAAATTAGTATGAATCTTTTTATCTGCGGATAAGTTTTTAAAGAACGCATCTCCATATGATGTACATAATTTCATTGCTTCTTTGTACTCAATATAAGTATTTATAAGTGGAAATTTATATCTATACTTATACATAGCTTTACCGTTCACATTATCTAACTTAGGTATTAGTGTTTGAAACACTTCTAACACTTGTTTTGGTGATGTCCATTTAACATTTACTTTTCTAAGATCCTCAATAGCTGTAAACATATCAGCTTGTATATACTTAGACACAAAATCACTTAACCTGTGATCTTCAGTTAACTCTTCATCTAAATTAATACTTAACATCTTAGCTTTTCTATCATTTACTTCTTCTATCTCTTTCCAAGACTCTGTATCTAAATCTAATCCATTGTACTCTATGTCTGCAAACGCAAGAACAGCTTGATTTTCTAAGTCTACAACATTTTGTAGCTTATATTTATCTATTAATGGTTTCTGAAGCTCTTTGATTTGACATAAATACTCCACATCTTTAGCCCCATAAACTATTTGATCAGCTCTAAAAGGTTGTCCTGTTAAACCTACAAATTGATTTCTTACGTCTTTATTTAATTCAACATTTAAATAACGTTTACATAAATCTTTAAGACTATACCCAAGATTTCGTCCACAACTAATGACTAGTTCAACAAGAAATGTGTCATAAATACCTTCACAGGTAATATCACTCCATTTCTTGATGAATTTATAGTCAAACTTCGCATTATGAAACAGTTTTATAATCTTATGATCTTCTAATATAGTCCTTAATGGAGAAATACTAACAACTCTTGTATCAATTATAAATTGATTGTCTTCATCGCCTATTTGAAACATGATCATCTTTTTACAAGTAAAATCTAATCCTTCAGTTTCAGTATCTACCCCTAATACTTTTTTATCTTTACAATAATTCACAACATCGTGTATATCACATTGTGCAAACTCTGTATGAGGTAATAATGTATCTATTCCTATTGTATAAATCATAAGTTAAAATTTAAAAGGGAGGTCCATGTCTAAACCTCCCTTGGTTATTATTATAAATCTATTTGATCAGCAGGTGTACTTACCATACTCATAACAGAAGCATCTTCAGTTTCAGTTTGCATTGCTACACTGTCAGGCTTTAAGAATGTATGCATCTCTTTTGTCTCTCCATTAGTTAATACTAATGTAGTATTAGAAAAGATATAATTACTATCATGAGTAATAAATGCACCTTCAGCACCCTTTCTTTTAGCTGCTCTCTCTACATTTTCTGCTTGCCATTCAGTAGGATCAATAGTTTCAGTAACTAAAATTCTACATCTTGTATCATTGATTACAGGGTTTAATACATTTAAATCTAATAACTCAACTTGAGCTCCTGATTTAGATGTTCCCATGTACCATTCTGCATCAGCACCAAAGTTTATCTTAAATAACTCTGTTGCATCTGTTGGTTCAGCTGTTACCCAAGTTCTTCTAGCATTTGATTTAAATCTATCATCAGATTTATTTAACATACCTAATACATTCATAGGTCTGTCACTTACTTGAATTGATTCAGCTACTTCTAATTGTATTTTACCGTTAGCTACTTTTCTAGCTTGTAGTAATAAAGTTTCATTAGGTTTTAGAGTGTCTAATGATCCACTGTTCAATTGATTTGCCATTTTATTTATGTTTTATAGCGTTTAATGTTGATTTCGAAGGTATATCAACAACCTTTTATTCGTACCATACAGCAGTCACTTTAGCGAATGTATTAGGAACAATATTACCACTTGCATTCCTTACAGCACATTTACTTTCGATAGTTCTTACTGGTTTTACATCTTTATCCGGATTTATAGTTTTATATTTCGGATTGTTTGAGTTTAACTTTTTCTTTTTCATATAATCTTTTTATTTTCTTATCCAATAAAAGGATAACAAATTTAATCATTTCTTTTTTAACGACAGTCGAGTCAGTCTTTAAATAATGCAAACAGTTCATAACTCTTTCAAGTTTAGAAGTGTTCGCATTCTTTAAATCAACTCTTTGTCCTTTCATCTTTATTATCATGACTCATGGTTTATAACATTGTGCTTCCACCATAATTAAATTCGATCATTATTCCGAACACACCTATACATATACCTTGTCTTATTTTGGCACCTACCATAAATGTGTCGATTTCTCTTGTACTAAAATTATATTTTAAGCACAATTCTATTTTGTTGAAGAGAACTAGTTTACACCATTCTCCTTTTTTCGTGTAATGTTTCATAATTTGATTTCTTTGGTTATTATTTCTATAGTATATGTATCATTGAATACTATTCCAATGACTTTCTTGTCTCCATCTGATTCTATTTGTTGAACAATTCTAACTAAATCGTTCCTAACAAATATACCACTAGATTGGGCTTCCTTTTCATTCAAGTCAAGGAAGACTCTTTCTTTACCCGCTTTCATTAGTAGAAATACGGGCTAATAAACAGAATAATACATAATAATACTAAACCTGCTATTACAATCTGTTGATGTTTCATTGTTTTCTCATGACAATCAATATGATATTGTAATTCTTTGATTGTTTTTCTTTTGTTACCTGTTGTTGTTGTTTTCTTTGCCATTTTATTTAATTGATTTGATTAATATTCTACTCTAAAGTTTTATAATGGGCTGAGATTACACCATTATACACACATCTTTAGTTGTTTAACTCCCTTTCAGTTAGTCCAGGTTTACAACGTATCCACTACAGTCTCCCATAGTATTGTGCAATGACAATTAGTATAGCTAATTACTCTTAACGTTAACATCTACTCACAAATTACTCATACGAGGAGATAGGTTGATCGACCCATTCCTGACTTTGGTTTGCAATACATATCACCTTGAGGGATCAATGCAACTGAATTCACTTACGTGTCCAGACTTAGTCATCTTTCAATGTTTAACGGAACAACACTTGTTCTTTTTAGTTGTTATTTGGCGTTATTGCCTTTCTTAATGGCGCAAGTAGCGGTTATCCTATAGCTTCGTCTCCTTTTGAGAGACAAAATACTATACTACTCACATATAACTTTTCATCGTTATGATATTTCAGGTTATATCTTATTCCCTAAGATTGCCCATCATACTGATTTATACACTTAATTAACTCGACAGTTAACTCAGAACTAAATCTACAGTTATTTCCTATTGCTATCACTAGCTCATCTCTCCAACTAAACGAAGAGATACACATACCCTCAGACATTCGTCCATTGGTGCCGTGTAGTATCCTGCTTGCTTAAATTGACCATTTCTAATTGTTATGGCAACATAGTTTCCACACTATGTCTTTAGGTATATTACTATACTTATCGGGTTAAGCCCCAGTGTAATACAATTGGTTTAAAGCTTCATCGCCACGTCAAGGCTTGTATTCTGATGAAGTTGGAGACTCTTTTGTCGACATTAAAAGCTTAAATCAAAGTTTATCTTTTCAAATGTAAGGTCCAATAGCTGCAGCTATCTTATCCAGAGTCTGTGTATAAAAAAGAAAGAGAGTAGCTAGGATACGAGTACTAACTACTCTCTTCTATACATGTAATATTACCGTCACTGTTAACATAAAGTTTAATAAGTGATCATTTATCAATAATATTACCTGTTTTGTTTTGTGCTCGTACTAATTCTTCATGGAATTTCATACGTTTTCTTAAATCTTTTAATATAGATCTAGTAGTTTGGTCTTCTCCTACTCTATCAGAGTTCTCGACATATTTCCAGTAGACATTGTCGTCTCCTGGTTTAAAGTCATTGATTTCAACCATTCTATTATTCTCTTTATCAAAGTAATAAGGATGCATTCTTTCACACCATTCAGTCATAGCACTAAATCTACCATTTATTTCCTCATCTAAGAGGATTCCATTTACGACATCTTCATCTTCTATTATCATAATCCCACTGTTTTTGTAGTTTGTATGCTTTTTTATTAGCAAAATACCATACAAATATTAATATAAAAGATAAAGCTATCCAAATTAGATCTATTGCTAATGTCCATCTACTAAATAGTCCTATCATTAAGAATGCTCCTAACATTAACGCTCCTATGCATCCACTTATTAGGGATGCAACCTCATATAAGAGGATTTTCTTATTTAATCTCATTTTAAATTTTCTCATTTTTATGTTCATGTTTATCGAAGTGTACTTTTAAATACTTACTCCATATACGATTAATATTTCTTACTCCTTTTGGATTAAGACTGTGACAAAACATCACTGGTGGTGTAATATCGTGTTTTAGTAAATGTTCTATTAAATATTCAGCACAATGGAAACCTGTCCAATTGTCAACTCCTTTAAATACTTTACTATCATACACGTCTATACTCCAATCTCTTCCTGGTTCATAATGAGCATCTAGCAAATCATGATCAAATGATACTACATGAGGCATATTTTCATGAGTTAACTCATCAACTAAACTTACAAACTTAGCAGCAGTATCAATTACATACCATCCACTAAGCTTATAAGTTTGATTGTTTTCCCATGTCACATCACTTGGTTGTCTGTAATCATCTAAGAATAACTTCATATCGTAAATGTATTACATGAAACAGTCTTTGCAATCCTATCCTTCATTCTTACAGCTCTAAAAGGTGTCATTAATAACCCTACTTCTAGTGCTTGTATCATTGGTAAAGGACATAAAACTATATCAACATCATTGTGTTCCCACATTTTTTGCCAAACCTCCATTTCTCTGTATACTTCATCACTTAGTGTGAAATCTAACTCTATAGTTTTATACTTTTTAGCTAAATTATCATCAACAACAGTTTCATTGAAGTTTACCTTTAATCTCATACTATCATAATCACTAACAGCATCTAATACAGTACCATCATCAAATGTAAATGCATGTGGTGAACTGAAATTACCTACTAATAGTTGATTAGAAAGCCTAACAACCTTGAGCCTAGTTGACTCAAGGATGTCAGAATTGTTTTGCATTATACTATCCATTATAGTAAGTTACTGTCTTCATTTACTCTTACACCTCCAGCAGCTTCTAATAACTCTTTCTCTCTATCCATTATGTTATCTAGATATTTATGTAATGATTTAGTTTCCTCTTTCATTGCATTTCTTTCTTTATAACCAATAGCATCCTCTCTACCTATACTTGCTGATAATGCTGATAACAAATTTCTAGTTAAATCATTCATCTTATCTAATTTACTAGCTAGTTTATTACACTTGTCTTCTCTGCTTCTTAATACTTCCTTTACTTCATTTAAATTGATTTCCATTCTTTTTATTCTTTTAATTTCTACTCGATTAATTATCTACTCTTAGAGTTTTTAAGTGCCTCACAACACAAGTTAACTCAATAACTCTGGTCAGTTCATAGTCAGTATACTAACTGTATTTATAGTCCGTCTGATTAGACTTCAATATAACATTAGTGTTATATAATACAATACATCTGTTTATACTAATAGTTAAATAGTGGGATAAAGTGGTGTTAAGTGGTAAGGTTGTGCACTAGTCAACACAACACTCTATGTCTTTTTTTGTTTATCACAATACTTGTTTCGTTTTTAAGTGAATACTTACCATAACACACACACAGACTCCCCATTACTAACTACTATTATATACATATATATATATAAAAAGTGAAAAGAACTCTCCTAAAGGGAGAATTCTTTACACACTGTCAATGTCTCATTGACATTGTTAAGCTTCTGAACAGAAGCTGTACCTTCGAACACAAGGTCTTTACCTGGTTCGGACAATGGACCACCCTCGTAGAGAGGTTGACCATGAGTAATCTGATCACAGAAGATTACGTCTTTGTCTGTAATGTCTTCTCCGTAGGCGAAGACTTTAGAGACTGTACCATCCACTTGTTTGATGGTTACTAACGAACACAGAACTTGTTCGTCGTGTTTGTTCTTTACGTCGAATGTACGACCGTAAAGGATACTACCTGTTTTTAAATTTAATGACATGTTGTTAAATTTTAGTTAATAATTAGAACCCGGGGTCCTTTGGACTTTGGGGACAAGGTAGGGTGCTTTTCTAAATACCTTCATACGCTCGATAACTCTCCCAAAAAAAAATTTTTTTTCCATATGAAAATTTAACGTTCCCTTAACACAGATTGGGGGGAGTACTTATATATTTGTAGTATGAAAACAATAGATATATCTCCAGTCATTTATATTTTTTTAATGATTTTTGTATTTTTAGTTGCATTGTAATAAATTTACTATATCTTTGCAGTCCAATATTATCATCCCCTGGTAACCAAAAACGGGATTAGACATCGGATTGGTAGTTCTAAATAAGAACGAGATTTTCTCCGGTAATTGGAAAAAGAGCAACGTATAAGCTCTAGTTAGGATAGATTGCACACAGGTAGGTGCGGTGAATTAACATCAGTCTTACTATCCTTGGGTCCCACTGAGAAGGGGAGCACTGCTAGATTGAAATCAACGCTTGAAATAGGAAACCCAAGGGGGAAAGTTGCATCCAATTGAAAAAAACTTAAAATTATTTGGAAGTATAAAAAAATAATTTATATCTTTGCCTGGAATTTAAAACTAAATAATAATGGCAAAGAAAAAAGTAAACTTTAAACCCTTAAGGGATTGGATCTTATTACCAGATCCTAGGAAAACCAAAACTGAATCCGGTATAATTCTAGACGAAGCAACAGCTAATAAGCTAACTACCAATATATTAGAGGTATTAGCTGTAGGACCTGAATCAAAAAACGTGAAAAAAGGTGATACAGTTATGATAGATCCTGCAGTTGCAGGTATGATCATAGAGGTAGATGAAGTATCATACGTACTAGTTGCGGAATTTCACTGTTTAGGTATAATGTAATGAACGGTTCCGTTACAATATCATTAGAAGATTATCACGCTTTTATAGAAGCTGCTGCAAAAAACGCAGAGTCTAGAGAACACTTAATACTTACAGCTAAAGAATTAGGAGTATTCTTATCATATTTAGCTAGTAGAGAGGATATAAAGAAGCATGTACAATCATTTAATGTGCAATCGCAGACGTCTAAAATAGAGTTTGAAGGAACTAAAGCAATAATTTCTATACGCCAATGAAACTAACATTAAAATTAACTACTACAGCTAAGTATATAACTTTTTGGAATAGTATATTTAACTTAACTAAGAAAGAAATATCTATCTTATTAGATTTTATTAGTATATCTGCTACATATGGTTTGTGTACACTAGACGCTAAAAAGGCAATAGCTGTACAAAGAAAGATAAAAGATTATAATACTTTAAACAATTATGTAAAGAAATTAAAAGATAAAAATGCAATTGAGTTAACAAATGACGGATATAAATTACATAGACTACTTAGAAATGAAGAGAACGTTACTGTCACAGTGGTACGAGGGAGATAGTACAGGACACATAGTATCTTTTTATTGGGTAGCCTCAACATTAATAGCTATAGTACAAAATTGTAATGGAGATTTAGTAGAATTAATAATAACAGATGAATAATGGATATACTTAAACTAGTTAAAAACTTCAGTCTAGAAGTAGTAAAATTTGCTGCAGCAGGCGCACCAATCGTAAGTGAGGAGAAGTTTGAAGAAAGACTTAAAATATGTAATGCGTGTGAGCATTTAGATGGAAATAAATGTATGAAATGTGGATGTACAATGTCAGTCAAGTGTAAATGGGGAACTGCAGCTTGTCCAATTAATAAATGGGGAACAGTAAACACGAAATAATATATTCATTATCTAATAAGTACAATTTACCTGCTAAAGTTATTAAAGAAATAATATCTTCGCAGTTTAAATTTACAGCAATGATAATGAGTAGTGGAGGATTTGATACTGTCAGATTGCCGTATTTAGGTAAATTTACAGTAAATCCTAATAGAGTAAAACATATAACTAAAAGAGCTAATGCAAAAGCTAATAAGATACATACTAAGAAGATATAAATTCTTACATTATTGTGGGTTTCACAATAAAGATTGTAGAAGAAGGGTATATACAACAGAACAAGATTATTTATGTTTAAGAACGGGTAACACCCATAAAAAATTTACATTATGAGTTTAAGAACACAGTTAAAGAGTTTAAAAAGATCTATTAGAGGGAGACGATGGACAATAACACAGGACGCTTCTGGAAAATTAACAAAAGTTAAAATGATCTTTAATCCAGATGAGTATAGTCAGATAAAAGGAGCTAAAAAGATGTATACAGATAAGAAATTATTAAAGATATTAGAAAAAAACTATGAAACTTTTAGATGATTTACTCTATATAAAAGATGGTAATAATGTGCATGCAAGTCCGTATGCGCGTACTATACTGGAATTCAAGGACTTAAAGAGTACAGAATTAGCTTTTATATATTTTATGATAGATCATAGATCTCCTTATGCTGTGTATGAGTGGGAACAACGTATAGAAGAGGTAAAAATTAGTATATTTGGAACAGATAAAAAGTGGAAACCTTCACCTAAAGTATTAGCTGGATGTGATAAATATGAAAAATTAATAGAAACCTCAGCTGTAAGATTATTAAAAGCAGCACGAGAATCCATTGTTAAGTTAGAAAAATATTTTAGATTTGTAGATCTACATGCAATGGATGATAGAGGAAAACCTATCTATGCTGCTAAGGATCTGATAAATAACTTAGAGAAGATGGGTAAAGTAGTAGATGGATTAACAAGGTTAGAAGAGATAGTGAAAAGAGAAGAACAAGCCGCTAATATGAATAGGGGAGGAGTAGAAACAAATAAATATAATGCATAATGGACTTTATGGAAGATCTTGAACTTTACAATGAGGCTATGATAAATGCATACAATGTAATAACTAAAAAGGTCAGTATTGACGAAGTGTTTATAGAGTTAGAGGATGAAGACGAAGAAGAATTAAGAGAGTTTCCGTTACCATTTAATCCTTTCTTACATGAGGATATATCTAACGATGAAATTGATTTAGTTATAGAGCATTTTTCCCTTTTGGAAGAATACGAAATGTGTGCAGAACTAGTTAAGTGTAAAACAGATGCTAAATAATACAAACAGAGTACGGCCTGCCGCTATAAATTTCCTTGAGACTGGTGCGTATACTAGATCTCTACCTGGAACTAAAGATTACTATGAATTTTGGGACGAAGAGCGTGATCGTTGTTTATACGGCTATACTGCTGATAAAGGAACTGATGACGAACTACATGTTACTGGTTTCCACTACTTTTATTTAAACTATTGCCCTATAGATAGAGCTATAGATGAGATACTTCCAGATGGCACTACACAATCTAAACGTGAGCGTACATTTCCTAGATTCTATGATGGTGATTGGGATTATTTTAATCAGATAGATCAAGCTAGGGCGGATAACAAACATATGATTGTTTTAAAGGCAAGACGTAAGGGATACTCATATAAAGCGGGATCTATGCTTGCTCGTAACTATTTTTTTGTACGTAATTCTAAGAACTTTGTATTTGCTGCACAAAAAGAATACTTAATTGGAGATGGATTATTGTCAAAAGCATGGGATTTCTTATCTTTTGTAGATGATCACACAGCATGGGCTCAACCACGTTTACGAGACAGAGAGATGAGTAAAATGTCTGGTTATAAGAAGAAAATCAACGGAGTAGATATTGAAATGGGGACAAAGTCCCAAATTATTGGAGTTTCATTAAAAGATGCACCAGATAAAGTGAGGGGTAAAGCAGGAGAACTTGTTTTCTTTGAGGAAGCTGGTTCATTCCCTGGCCTCCTGAAAGCGTGGGAGGTGACTATGCCTACCATGCGTCAGGGTAGCAAGACTCTGGGACTGATGGTAGCGTTCGGAACGGGCGGTACTGAAGGAGCAGATTTTGAGGCCATGGAAGAAATATTTTATAATCCTGAAGCTTATGATTGTATGGCTTATGAAAATGTATGGGATGAAGGTTCTATGGGAACTACATGTGGGTATTTTATTCCAATATATACTAATTTAGACGGTTTTATAGATGATCAAGGTAATTCACAAAAGGAAAGAGCCACTGCTTATGAAGAAACTGCTAGGGATAAAAAGAAAGGAGCAGCAGATGCCAAATCATTAGACCAATACATCGCAGAGCATCCTTTCTCCCCAGCAGAAGCAACATTACAAGTTACGGCTAATTTATTTGACGTAGCCTCATTGCAGGAGCAATATAATAAAATAAGAGCTAATAATTTACATTCTGTAGGTACTGCAGGTGATTTATATCATGATTCTAAAGGTAAAGTTACTTTTAGGCCTAGTCCTACGGCTAAACCTATATTAAGATACCCACATAGAAGAGAGGATGATAACACAGGTACTATAGTTATATACGAGTCACCTTATAAAAATGAGAAACAACAAGTACCACATAATCTGTATGTATTATGTCATGACCCGTACGGACAAAGTCAAGCTGCAGATTCCACATCATTAGGAGCTGCTTATGTAATTAAAAGGCCTAATAATTTATCAAGGCCTGATGATTTTATTGTAGCATCTTATGTAGGAAGGCCTATGAGCTCTGATGAATATAATAGAAACTTATTCTTATTAGCTGACTATTATGGATGTAAGATAGGATTTGAGAATGATCGAGGGGAGATTATAGCCTACGCTAAGAGATATAGAAAGTTACATAAACTTCAAGAGGAGTTTGAAATGTTAGACAAAAAAGAATTACAATCCAGAACTGTAAAAAGACAGTATGGAATGCATATGACAGAACAAAGAAAAAGACAAGGTGAATTATATATAAGAGATTGGTTAAATACTGTAAGAAGTAAAGATGAAAATGGTGATCAGTTATTAAATTTACATAAGATTTATGATCCAGCTTTATTAACAGAGTTAATGAAGTTTAATCATAAAGGTAACTTTGACCGAGTTATGGCGTTAATGATAGGAATGTATCACACGAGAGAATTGTATAATACAGAGGTAAAAGACATCTTAGAAGACAATTCCGCCAATATTTGGTTTGACAATATGTATAAATAAGTGGTATAGTAATAAAGTATATATATAAATAATATATACGTGTATTATACTTTAATAAAATGTGTATATTTGCAAGATTATGGGAACATACAAAGAAATACCTAGACAAAAACTTCCAATTAAGAAAAAAAACAAGGAATGGAGGGAAGACTGTGTTAAAGCTTATATCAATATTTCTAATGTAGGGCACGGTGGTGGTCACAGCGGAAATGGAAGAAAAAATGATTTATTAAGACTCTATGATTTTTATAATGGAGATATAATGGATCAAGATTATGAGTATGTTTTAAAACCTTATGGAAAAACTCGTAATAATTTTCCGTCTAAGATGCGTAATTATCCTATAATAAAACCTATAATTGATTTATTATTAGGTGAAAAAGCTAAAAGACCTTTTAATTATACTGTATCTGTTACTAATTCAGATGCTGTATCAATTAAAGAGGAAGAAAAAAATAAATTAATTCTTGAAAGTTTAAAGCAAAGAATTATAAATGAGTTAAATAAAGATGGTATGGAAACAGGTATTCCAACACAAGACGTGGAAATGCCTGAACGGATAGAAGAAATGTTTGAAAGATCTTATGTAGATCAAAGAGCCATTGTTGGACAGCACTCTATGAATTATATAATGATGGAGCAGGAAGTACACCACAAGTTACAAAAAGCTTGGTTCCATTTTTTAGTATCTGGAGAAGCTTATACACATAGAGGAGTCAGAAATGGAGAGCCTTACTATGAAATATTAAACCCTACAGATGTAGATTTTGATTTAGATCCAGATTTAGATTTTGTAGAAGAAGGAGATTGGGCACTAGTTAGAAAGTATGTACATGCTTCAACTATTATAGATCACTACCACAACGAGTTAACTCCTGCAAACATAGATAAATTAGAAAGTCCAGAACAAAATATATTAGACGGATGGCTAGCAGGATCTGTAAAAACTAATCCAAATAATAATACGAGAGGAAATCTAATAGAAGTAATTACAGTATATTGGAAATCTAGAAAACGTTTAGGATTTTTAACATTTATGGATCCTATGACAGGGTCTGTTGAAGAAATGCAGGTAGATGATGGATTTGTACTTCCTGATGAAATGAAAGAATTAGGGGCAAAGTTAGAATGGTTATGGGTTAATGAAGTATGGGAAGGTACCCGTATAGATGAAGATATTTTTATTAATATTAGACCGATAGCTAATCAACGAGGTACTATAGATAATCCAGCTAAATGTAAGTTACCTATAAATGGTATAAGATATTCAGATACAAATTCAGATAATGTATCTATGGTGTCTCTTGGTATTCCGTACCAATTAAATTATAATATATATAAATATAGATTAGAGCTTGCAATTGCTAGAAGTAAAGATATTATAGCTCAATTTGATATTAATATGATCCCTAAGAAGTGGGATATGGATAAATTTATGTATTTTGTAGAAGGTACAGGTATCGCTTGGGTTGATTATAACAAAGAAGGTATACAACTAAATCCTCAACATCAATCTGTTATGGACATGTCGATTAAGACTATAGAACAATATATAGTTTTATTACAATCTATCATGGAAGAGTGGGAAAAATTATCAGGAGTTAACAGACAACGACAAGGACAAGTGGGGCAATATGAAGGTAAAGCGTCTTCTCAGCAATCTATAGTACAGTCTTCTCATATCACAGAAGATATATTTAGAAAATTTGCACGAATGGAGCAAAGAGATTTACAAGCACTTTTAGATTATTCTAAAGAAGCTTGGTTAACTGGAAAGAAAACTATGTATGTTATGCCTGACGGAACTATGGATTATTTAGCTGCAGAGCCAGTATCACACGCAGAAGCTAATTATGGTATATTTGTTTCAGCTTCTGGATCAGAATTAGAAAAATTACAAAAAGTAGAAGGATTAGCGCAATCTATGATTCAAAATGGAGTTCCTGCTTCTACTGTAGCAGATATGATAGACACTCAATCGTTCACACAACTTAAAGATAAAATTAGAGATGCTGAAGAGTCTTTACAAGAATTAGCTCAACAACAACAACAAGCTCAACAACAAATGGAGCAAGCTAAATTACAAGCTGAGCAAGTTAAAATGCAAAATGAGAATGTTCAAAACGATAAAGACAGAGAGAATAAATTAGAAATTGCAGAACTTAATGCACAGACTGATTTACAAATCGCTAGAATGAAAGATAATACAGAGACTAGAAAAATGTCTACTGATATAGAAACTACGCATATCAAAGATAGAACAGATAAAGAAAAAATATCAGAGAATAAAGAAGCTACTGCTAGTAAAGAAAGAACAGAGTTTATGAAAGCCTCTAAAGATGAGAGAAGTGCAGAAGCTGATAGAGCAAGTAATGAAAAAATAGCAAAAGAAAAACCAAATAATACAGGAGAATAATGACATTTATAGCAAGAACAGATACCGAAAGATTATTAGTAGAGCTGAACTCAGCTTTAGATAAAACAGTAGAACCAACAGAATCAGTGTTAATTTCACCAACAGCTGCTGTAGCTGGACCGTTCTATGCAATAACAGCATTAGCAGACGCTGATGTAGATGTGTCAGAGTGTGATATGTCATTTATTACAGGCATTGTGGATTTTCAGATTCCTAAAGGAGTTACAATATATGGAAAGTTTGCTTCAATTGCAATAACAAGTGGTAAAGTAATAGGATATAAAAAATGAGTTTAACAGTAGGAATAGCAACTATAGAATCTCAACCAAACAGTTCGTGTCATTTTGCGGTTGATTTTGGTAATGATTTTGGGTGTTAAAATAATATAATATGGCAAAAAACGATTATAAAGATTCAGATGTAAAAACTGAGTATAAAAACTTAGTAGAAAAAAAGACTCTTACAAAAGTAAATGTTGAGGAAATTGAAAAAAGAAGTAGAGCAGAATTACTTGACATGGTGGAACAATTATTTGAAACAAGAGATGGTGGAATTACAGCTTTAAAACTTAGAGCATTCCTACATATGTTTGTTAAAAATATTACAAATCCCACTGATGACGATCCGGTAAGTCAAGCAGATATTGCAAATTTTATTACTTTAGCTCAAGTACCTGCTCAACTAAGTTTTGCAATGTCAGCTAAAGCTCTTGGACCAGGAGGGGCAGCAAGTTTACCAACTACTAATAAAAGCTTAACTGCAGGAGAATTGTATACACAACAACTGGTTAATAAAACTGGAACTCATAAAGTAATCTGCGTAGTATAATGAGTAGAGAAATGGACCTTTTAAAGCATGCAATTGCGAGTAGACAAAGTTATACAGAAGTATTACGTTTAGATATGGAGCAGGCAAATACTCCAGAAGAAAAAAGTATAGGTCTAAGCAATTCTGATCAAAATACTGGTATGACATTTAATAATTCGTCTGGTGATTTTACTACTAAAAATATGTCACACAACCTAAATATTACTAAACAAAATAGTCAGGGAGATCTTGTACAATCATATAGGTCTGTACCTCCAGGTATAAATAATTTACCTATGGGAAGTGAAGTTGGTAAAGTTATAGAAACTCCGGCTACATATAAACAGCCAAGTATAAATAATTGGTTTAAGAATGACTAGAATTAAAAGTACTAGAAAGTATCAACAACCTATATATCCTACAGATATGGAGGGTAATGAGATAACTCTCAATACTAATGATGTTCCTAAATTTATTCCTAAAAAGAAAAAAGAAGTAGTACCGGCAACAACAACTATTGACGAAATTAGTGACTTTGTTAATAGTAAACAATTTCAAGAGTTTACTTCGAATCAAAAAAATTTTAATAACGAGTTTGGTAAATTAAATTTAAATCTTAATACTTCTGACAATTTATTTGAAGATGATCTTACAGATGACGCAGATTGGGTTAACAATGTTAACGATGGCGGTAGTTTAAAATCACCAAATCCTTTTGGTGGTCAGAATATTTATGAAACTCCACAAATTGACCCATCTTCAATTGTAGAAAAACCTTCTGACGCTCCTAAAATAACAACTGACAAGCCTGAAGAACTGACTAACGAAGAATTCTGGAATAGGTATCAAGCGTATATAAATAAAGATATTCCAAATGAAGTTATTCCACCAGTAAGTTTTGTAAGTAAAGATGATCAATTTAGTTGTATGAGTTGTCACGCATTTACAGGAGTAGGTAATACAAATACGCCTACCGATAGAGAGATAATGAAAATGAATATGTTAGGTTTTAATTATCAAAAATATAAAGACGAAGGATGGGATGAAAAATTCCTGCAGCTAGGAATGATACCTGCAGCAGTATATGCCGCACCAACTCTTTTACCAATGGCAGCAGAATCAACGGTAGGACAAAGTGTTGGTACAGGAGTTAAGTATTTAGGGAATAGTATGAATGCAACACGATTTGGTGTTCCTGGACTAACTGGTACTAATACTCTAAATGCAGGATTTATTACACATGGTATAATGTCTTTACCTAACACAATTAATTCTTGGTCAGAGGTAGATATGAATAATCCAGACTCTTGGGTAACAGCGTTAGATAATACATTTTGGAATACTATAGATTTCTTAGGAGTTCCTCAGATGTTAAAAGAATTAAAAGCTGGTCCTGCTGTGATGAATAAATTTCTTGACCTAAAGAAATGGGCGAAGAAGAAATTAATAGGAGAACGCATTACTATACCTCATGGACAACATACAAGTGATGGGGTAGGGGTGTATATGGGAGAACATACGAAATGGAAAGAAGGGATACTTCCAAAACTTGAAAATAAGATTATGAAACTTGTAAATGAACTTAAAGTTAAAGCAGGTAAAACGTTGGATCCTCCTAATACAACTTATGGAGGACCAATGGTTCATGATTCTGGTATATCTCAGATACGACATAGCCATGGTGATTACAATGTCCTTATGGAAACTTATAAACCTAATTATATAACTACTACTACTGGAGAGACAATAAATATGGTGCAAGCAGGTAAAGATAAAACTATGGCAACATATTATGTAGACAAGCTTATGTTAGATCATATGAGATTTCCTAAAGAGACTAAAAATCTCATAACTAATTCAAATAGGATAATTAAAGAATCGGGCGGATTAAAAAATATGACTATGGATCAGCTTGCTAAAGATCCAGATGCATTATTAGGTGTATTTTTAAAAAATAGAAAAACAGATTATAATTCACTACAATCAGGTTATTTCAATAAGGGTCTTGCAGAAGTTGAGATAGGCGGTAAGAAATATATGATCATTAGAAGAAATCGAGACTATTTCAAGACAAAAGAAACTATGTCTTTACATTCAAAGGGAGCACCATCTAATGTAGGAACTCCAACCCATATTGTAGAGGTCAATGAGGTAGGAAAGTATATAACAGGAAATAAACGTAAATTTAATCAAACAATAGAAGGGTGGATGGATGAAGTAGTAGCTACTGAAGGACAATTCGCTCAAGAATATGTAACTAGTTACAAAGGAACTAAATTTGATATAATAAATACTAATACTCATGCTGATCATTTATATCTTGAAGTGCAACCTTTTCTGGAAGGTAAAGCTATTAATACTATGAGTGCAGAGGATTTAGCTAGATTTAGTCCTGAGAATGTACAAAACTTATTATCTAGTATAACTAAATCAAAAAAAGCTGGCGCTGACATTGATTTTATTAATCCAAATAATTTTCTATTTAATCCTAAAACTGGAAATGTAAATATAGTAGATGTAGGTGTTACTGATAAATTTAAAAACACTGTAGATATAACACAGCGTAGAAGAGAATATGTGGAGGAGGTTAGAAAGGTAGTTAGTACTATGTATAAAAGTATGCTAGATGATCTGGTATCAAATAAAAAGATTTTTTCACAAGTAGAAAAAAACTCTATTCTGCTTGGAGCAAAAGAAAAACCTTTAGTCATACATAATTATATGCAGGACATGAAAGCAGTTTTAACAGCTAATCCTGAAAAGAAAAAAATTCTTAAACATTTTAATACTCTAACTAAGAATTTAACAAATGCTATAGAAAATGAATTAAAGCTTCTTGGAGTAACACCTCTTTTAATACCAGCTATAATGGGAGAAACAAACAGTCAAAACAATGGAAACAAACAACAATAAAGTGTTATATAATAAAGTTATTTATAAAATATAATACATGTGTAAAACAACTAAATATTAACCTTAAATTTGTAAAATTATGGAAACACCAAACAACGAAGAAAAATTAGATTTAAACGATATATCGTTTGATGATATTGTATCAACAGACAATACTCTAGTGGACACAGTTCCAGAACTAGATGCGTCAGACAGTACAATTAAAGCAGCAGAACCTGAAGCAGTAGTATTGGATAAAGAGACTGCAGCTGAAGATGAGTTAGATAAAGATGCATCTAAAGCAATAACTGATGATGATTCAATTACTGAACCAACAGATAAAGATGATGTTGATAAAGAAGAAATTGATGAGCATTTTGAAAAAGAAGAACAAGCTGAACCTGAAGTAAAGGAAACAGAAACTACAATAGTAGGAGAAGTTTTAGAAAAATTAGGCTTTAAAGGAGAGTATGAATATGAAGACACTCCAGAAGGTTTAAAAACTTTAACATTAGATGTAGCTAATAAATTAGCAGAAGAACAACTTGATAATATATTAGAGTCATTTCCTTTAGTTCAAAAACATTTAGAATATGTAATGAATGGAGGACAATCTGAGAAATTTATGACTTCTCATGATCCTAGTTCAGATTATGGAAAAATAGAATTGACTGAAAAAGATATACCAACACAAAGAATAGTCTTAGCTAATTACTTTAAAGGTAAAGGACATGACGATGCTTTTATAAAAGAAATGATTGAAGATTATGAAGACTCAGGTAAACTTTTTGCAAAAGCTGAATTAGCTAAAACTGCTCTATCTAAAACACAGATAAAAGAAAGAGAACAGTTACTAATTCAACAGAAAGAAACTAATGCTAAAAATCAGGCTGAAGAAAAAGAATTTTGGAAAGGTATTCATGCAACTATTCAGGAAAAAAATGAATTAGCAGGTATTACAATACCTAACAGAGAAAAAAATAAGTTTTTTAAATATATATCTACTCCAGTAAATAAGAACGGTCAAACTCAAAGTATGATAGATGCAGCTAACAATACTATGGAGCAAAGACTTCTTATGGATTATTTATTGTTTAAGAAATTAGATTTAAAAGATATTATAGCAACAAAAGCGACAACTGCAAATACTAAGTCTTTAAAAGAAAGAATAAAAAAGGCTAATAAAAGTACGTTGAAGAATGTTGCTAAAAAAAGTAAAGCAAAAACAAACTTGGATTTGAATGATTTGGATTTCGGATCACTGATGTCTTAGTGAGTTTTTTCCCGGAACGAGGAGATAGGGACCTCATTAAAATTTGATTAAAATGCAAGTATTAAAAACGTTTTATAACGACTCGCAAATGACAGACTCTAATAGTTTGGCAAATGCGTTGATGGAAAAGCCAGCAGAGCTTTCTCCAATCATTACACATCTTGCAGGAAAAGAAGATAGAAGATTTCCATTAACCATGTTAACAGAGGGAGTAGGTAACGTAAAATCTATTGATAGATACGAATATGAGTACCGAGTAAAAACTCACGAAGTTAATATTAGACCAGTAATTGCCTCAAGTGGTACTGGTGCAGGTGGAGCAGCTTTTAAATTAACTTTCCCTGACAAGTGGTTTGTATTTCCATACACTCTTATTTCAGAGTCTGGAGTACAAGCAAGAATTATGGCTGAGCCAGTACAAACTGGTTCAAACTGGGAGTATACACTCCAATTAATTGAACCAGATGCAGCAGCTACAATTGCTTCATCAGATATTGCTGCAGGTGCAATGTGGGCTCAATTATATGCTAATGTTGGATTAGACTTCTCTAGAGGTAACGCTTCTAATTGGTCAACTCCTGGATTGGTAAGAAACAAAATTGGTACAATTAGAAAGTCTTACCACTTTGCTGGTAATGCTAAAGATTATGTAGCTGAATTCTCACTTCCAACGAAGGGTGGAAAAACTACTAAACTTTGGATGGACTACGAAGAGTACCAACATATGTTAAGATTTAAAGAAGAATGTGAATTACTTTACTGGTATGGTGAGAAAACTTACGATAACAATGGAGTAACTGCGATGAAAGATGAAAATGGTCAGCCGGTAATTACTGGACCTGGTCTACTTCAACAAATCATCAATAAAGATACATATTCTACTTTAACAGAATCAAAGCTTTTAAATGTAATAGGAGATTTATTCTATGGTATGACTGATGCTAGTTCAAAGCAAATTACGCTTTATACAGGTATTGGTGGTGCTAGAGAATTTGACACTGCATTAAAAAACTTTAATAGTGGTGGTGCTAACTTCGGAACAACATGGCGTGTGAATGGAGATAGTAAATTTATAACAGGTTCAGGACGTTCTTTAGGAATGACTGGATACTTTACTTCTTATGACCATGTTGATGGGCATACAGTAAATGTTGTAAAAGTTCCTATGTTCGATCATGGACCGGTTGCTCAAGCTCGTTCTAAGCACCCTGTTACAGGATATTCTATGGAGTCTTACAGAATGATTTTTGTTGATCAATCTAATTACGATGGCCAAGCTAACGTACAGATGATTAATAAAAAAGGACGTGAGATGTTAAGATGGGCAGTTGCTGGTTCTGTTATACCTAGAGGTTTCTCTGGTTCAGATACTAGAGCATCTGATATTGACGGTGCGTCAGTTCACATGCTTAAGACTGCAGGTATAGTGTTAAAGAGATTTGACACTAGTTTGGATCTACAGTGTGTTGCAGTGTAGGTTATTATTTAGTTTCCTTGGTAAGAGGGGGGTGTTTCTACCCCCCTTATACCTATTTATATCGGCTAGTTATTCTTTAGAGCCAAAAACAATTATTAATTAAAAAAACAAAGAACATGAAAAAAGAAGTAATATTAAGAAGAAAAGAACTTATGAACCATTTGCCTAAAGAGGTTCGTGTAAGTGCAAAAACAAAATTAGGAAGTATTTATTTAGGACGTCAACCTTTAAGAGGAGTTGAAGGAAAAGAAGAAGAGAAATTATTAACTGGAGTTTTAGATGTTAAACCTGGCCATGATGATTGGCCTAGACAATCAAAAAAATTCTGGTCTGAAATGAATATCTCTGTTCCATTTGAAGGGGTTACTTTAGATATTAGTACAGATGAAGATGGAAACCCTTTTAATAAAGAGGATTATATGAAATATAAATTTGCTGTAAAACATCCTCAAGTTGCCTTAAATAAAAATGATATGAATTCTAAACATAGATTTTATATTCATGATACAACAAGAGATCTTATTAAAAAGAATAATGAGATACAAGTCAGAAAAGATGCAGATAAAGAGTTTATTAAAGTTACTGCAGATGATAAAAAGATGACAAGAATATTAAGATTATTAACTACAGATAGAAATCCGGATAAAATGACTCTTTTACAAAAAGAAAACACTCTTTATGATATAAAGAATTCTAATCCAAAGAGATTTTTTAAAATCGCTACAGATAAAAATTTAGAAGTAAAAGCTGAAATAGAAGAATTAGTATCTGCTGGAGTTTTACGTAGAATTGGTAATCAAGTAGTATACTTAGATGAAGTTATTGGAGAAGATTTAGATGATGCAGTTGTATATCTAAAGAATAAAAAGAACTCTGGAACTTTAACTATATTAAGAGTTAAACTTAAAGAAGCGATTGTATAATGACTGTAGCTGAAATGCATATAGCCATAAACCAAGGACTGCAAAAGATTGGTTCTTTTCATGCTGATAATTTTTTACCAGAAGAAATAGATCTTGAATTAAATAAGCAGATTTTACGGTTTGTAGAGCAAAGGTATAATAAGAAAGGTAATAAGTATCAAACAGGGTTTGAAGAATCTCAAAAAAGGATTGATGATTTAAGATCATTAGTTGTTGAATATTCTCAAAACACTAATTATAAAGGTCAGATTGGGCCTAAACATTATATTGATTCTTTTACTTTACCTATACCTGTAGCATCTGGTGGGCAGAATTTTCAGGCAAATGATTATTTACATCTATTAAATGTTAGAGCATTAGTTGAGTATTCAGGATGTGAGGAAGTTGATTGGGATCATGAATACACACTAGACTTTTGTGAGTGTTCAATAAGTCCTGCAACGTATACCACTCCAACCACATGTGACGCTAATGGAGGTGTTTGGCTTTGTGTGCATTTTCAATCAGGCAATAGAATTGTGGGAACCTATCTAAGAGATGATAATGGTAACTTAATTTATGATGTTGGTGGCGCTTTAACATTAAATGCGCAAAAATCAACTACTTCAAGTCGTTGTACTTTTGCTCAACATGATGACATATTTACACTATTAAAAGATCCTTTTAATACTACAACTTTTAAAAAACCACTATACACTATAATAGGGAATAATTTAGATATATATACGGATAACACATTTGTTGTTCCTACTGTTAAGATTACATATCTAAGGTATCCTGCTGTAGTAGATAGTGTCACGGTACCTAACGTTAATTGTGATTTACCGTTACATACACATCAAGAGATTGTTGACAAAACTGTCAATAGTTTACTAGAGGCTATCTCAGATCCTCGGTACCAGACTCAGTCTGTAGAAGTGCTAAAATCTGAATAATTATTTATTAACTTGAAAAAATTAAAATTATGTCAAGAATAACATTTATCGCAAATGCCGATATTCACTTAGCAGCTTCAGGAGCAGCAATTACTGCAGCGGCTGCGGGTGTAACAGGTATTTGGGATCTGAACGGAGCTGCATGGCAGACTGCTGCTGCATTAACTGCTGCAGACCAAATCCAAGTAGTTCAAGGTAAAGGAGCGGGAGAATACCCTCTTTTTAGCCAAATATTTGACTGTAAAGGTCTAAAAATTGTATATACACCAGGTGTATGGAGAGTCTTAGGAAAAAATTCTATGGCAGTTACTGCTGGTGGAGCTGGTACAGTTCATTCATTTAAAATAGTTAGAAGAGCTACAGGTATGGAGTCTTCTGATAGACTTAATGGAAGTACTGATTATAGCTTTACTGATAAAGTAACTCACATTGAATATGTTGAAGTTACTGGTGATACTGCTACAACTATTGCTAATGCATTAGCTAAAGTAGTTAATGACTTAGGTAAGAGTTATGGATTTTTAGCTGATTCAACTACAACTCCTGGTACTATTGAGGTTTATGGAAATACGTGGACTCATGAATATGAAGTTCATGGTGAAACTGCTTCATTAGTTAACACTGTAACTGCATCAGTGCAGGGTAGTGGTAACTATGATCAAGTACTTTCTGCAGAGCAAGAAACTCAAGCTATGCACGGGTATCACTCAAGAGCAGGATCTTTTTTACAGACTCCAGCTACTTATACAAGTTCTGCAATTGCTGCAATCGTACCGATTGTTGCGCATGCACTACCAACTCCTGCTTCGCAGGGATATGATTGTGCTGTATTACATGTACCAAATAGTACTTCTGGTAATGCTGCTGGCGATGCTAGTGCAGTGACAGAAATAGCTATTTACTTTGATAGTGTAAATGGTAACAATGCGAATTGGTGTACTGTTTTAGGTATTGCTGCTTCAGGTACAGCGGAAGTAATTCAACTGTAAATTAACTTTAAAAGAAGGGGGTGTAAAAACCCCCTACTTTTTTTACTTTTTAAAAATAAATAATTATGGCATTAGAAATAGAACTATCCGCAGATTGTAAAACCTTAACTATAACAGGAGGATCAACAGACGCACCCGTAGAGGTGTGGATTAATGAGGTGCAATACCCTATGATCGATCCAGCAGGATCTACTACTAACCCTAGTGGATCTGATATAGATTTGGAAGAACTGGGAGGAATCAATGGATTTCCACCGGGAGAATTAACAATAACTTGGGACAACATCCCAGGAGTTACTACAGAACAACTGAACGGAGTAATAAAAGTAATTGTAACTGAACCACAACCAATAGGTAATATTACAATGGGGGCTGTTGGCCTTTGCGCTTTAAATTGTTGTTTAGCAAAAAAAGTTAAAGAATTATTAGAATGTAAATGTAAAGAATGTGCAGAATGTGTAACTATGCTGTCTGAATTAACAAATATTTATTTATTAATGCAGGGAATGCAAGTAAACATAGCCGGCTGTGTGCAAACTACTGCGTTGTATGTAAAGACAGCGGAAGAGTACGCTAAAGCAGTAGAGTTGTGTGGTTTAGAAAATTGTAACTGTAACTGTTAAAATAAATTAAAATATGTCACAATACGGAATAGATCTAACCGGATATTATCAAGGCGCATCCTTTGAACGAGATGTGTCTGGAGTTACACTAACGATAAATCCACTAGCTATGACTCAGAATACTAATTCTTTTTATAGCTACAATTATATGAATGACCCGTTGTCTATAGATAATGCACCGGGTGGTGGTAATACATTTAGTTTAATATCTAATAATATAGATCCGTGGCAATCATACATTATAAATGATAACAGTGTAAATGATCAATATGATCTATTAGCAGGAACACCTATATTCTGGGTGTTAAATATTGTAGAGATAAGAAATCCAAGAATGCTAGCGCTATTTAATTCAAATAATAGTGGTTGGGGACATGATGTAAGATGGTTTCTTAAAGGAGCAGGTGGAAGACACGATGTATCTAATAATCTTAATCGTGCTAGAACAAGTGATGCACTTTTTACACATATAGAAGATGCTTGGTTTCAAACTAATGGTGCATCTCCTTTTACTTCTGGTAAACTTGCAGAACAAGGTGGAGTTGGTAGTTTAGGGCAAGTTCAAAATGTATTTGCTAGAGCATTAAATCCATATGCTTTTTTAAATGATGGTGAAGGAGGTAGTCAAGGATTAAATGATTGGAGTGGTAATGCAGATGAAGACAGATGTGTAGAACGTATGTTTGTTACAAAAGAACCAACACTTAGTTATACGCAAGATACAAGTAATTTTTTAGTAGATGGAAATAAGTACAATGAAACGTCTTTTGATCTTTGCTGTGAAGAGTGGACTGGATCTAGTTGGGTCAGTAGAGGTTGTGTAAGAGAAGCTGTAACATACAGAAGTACACATTCTATCTTTATGATGGATGGAACTATATCTGAATTTCCAGGATACCAACACTTGGGATGCTATGTTGATTGGAGTGGACAACAGTTACATGATGGGTTAACATTTACATGGTTTACAGATAGTGCTACAGTTCCAACTGGTAATAACATGAATAAGACAAGTTGGGAAGACGCTTTTCAAAATACACCAACTGCAAGAATTTGTGGAGCACCAGTGTTGGTTGGTAGAGCAAGTACTACTCTTACTTCTAATTTGCAGTTAATGAGATCAGAAAGCCTGCTGCCAGACAGACTTTACCCTAGTCGTCAATATGATATGTCTTGTGGAACATATTGGAATGTCTACCCATTACCTACTGGAGTAGCTAGGAATTGGGATACACATATAGATAGTGTAGGTAGAAATAAAGCAATTTTTGGATATGATAAATCACAAGGATTACTTGATCTTAGTACTATTAATGATTGTAACCATGCAAATCAAGCTCTCAGTAATACTACTTCAAATAATCAATTATATTCAGTAGATCATAGAGAATATTGGTTTAGCTGGACCCCACTACTCGAGAATGAAACAGCTTCTACAGATCAAGGTGGTAGTGGAACCGTAAACCCAACTGCTATTCATCCTACATCGTTTATAGTTAATCAACCAACTTGTGGAGATGAGACAGAGTGGGAAACTCAGATTATAGAACATGAATATATTCCAGCTCCTATTTTGGATCCTAATATAAATGAATTATTCTTTACTAGAGTAAGAGCAGGTAATACTTGGAATGCAAATGGAGTTGATAAAGTTATGCTTTATTACCAACCTGATTGGGCAGCAGCTGCATTTTATAATGTGGATACTAGTATTACTACTATCTCATGCCCACCTGTTTACGCTGGAGATTGTGCTGAGGTGACCAATGCATTTTATATGGAGCCTAAATCTACGTGTTCTATTGTGTTTGCAAAAATGGGACCTACAGCTGCGATTTCAATTGATAATTACAGCATTACAACTACAGATGAAACATGTACTACTCAAGGGACAATAAAATTTGAGTTTGATTGGGAAGTTCCTTGTGATGCTGCATTTTTTAATTATGCTCCAGATGATTATAGTTTTGATGTAAAACTACATTTAAGTAAAAATAATACAGGAATTGTAACTGATACAGTTATTGTAACTATAGATGAGAGTCATATGAACTTTGTTCCTAGTACTGGGTCTGGAGATACGACTGGTACAGCTTCTGCTACTATTAGTGTTCCTTGTGGGGATTATTATAATCATAGTATAGAGGTTACTCCTATGACATCTTCAATGTTTGCTATGGGGCAACCTGGTCAGGGACATACATGGAATACAGGCTCAGGAGGTACTACATGGTCTGGATTTGTTAATACTAATAATTCTATTGCTTGTCCTTCAAATCCACCAGTTTTAACATGTTCTAGTACAAATGTAAGTTGTGGAACTTTAGGGAGTGTGTCCGGATCTTGGACTGGTGGAGCAGCTAATTTTGATGTAACTCTATACGATGGTTCAGGAGCCCTTGTTTCAAGTGTTACTAATATTACACAAACTAATCAAATGTTTGCCGGTTTATCTGCAGGTAATTATCAAATAATAGTTCAAGATGCTAATGGATGTTTAGTTAGTTGTACAAGAACAGTTTCAACTGTTGGGGGAAGTATAACTGTTTCAGAAACTGTTGTTGATCCTACACATTGTATTTTAAGTAATGGTTCAATAACTTTAAATCCATCAGGAGGAACTCCTGGATATACAGTTGTGTGGAAAGAAACGACAACTAACACTACTTTACCTTATACAGGTCTTTCAGCATCTCCTGTACCATCTGGTAGTTATAGTTATACACTAACAGACTCTCTTGGCTGTCAAGCTACAGGAAATGTTACTGTTGGGGCGGCACCAGCTGTAGGACTTTCTTGCACGCCTGGAACAGTAGGATTAGATCCTAGTGGAGTAGGCTTATCTGACGGTTATATACAAGTATCTATAAATAATAATAGTGGATTATATGCCGCTTCAGGATCAACATTAACATATCTTCCTTCAGTCTGTGTGTATAACAGTGCTGGAGTACAACAAGTGTGTAATAATACTTTTGCAGGTTTTAATAATATGTGGTCAGGACAAGCAGCTTCAATGCTCGTAAGTGGATTACCAGCAGACACATACACTATTACTGCAAGTTTTACTCCACACGTTTTAGATTCAAGTGGAACTACAATATATGTGCCGGCAGTCACAGCTTGTACACATTCATGTACAGTAACACTAAGTGATCCAGGATCTTCTCCTGCGGTAACTGTGGGAACTATTGGAACTGCGTCTTGCGTTCCTGGAAATGATGGTACTATACAATTAACAGCAGCTGGAGGAAGTACAAGTGCTTTCCACCACTGGGATTTTACAATATGTACAGATGCGGCAATGACGACATCGTGTCAAACATTTACAGGAACATCTACATTTGGAGACAATACAACTGGTAATGTACACACTTTTACTGGTTTAGCTGCAGGAACTTATTATGCTACAGTGACTCCTTGTTTTGGAGTTAATGGATTAACATGTCAAAGTGCTTCACCAGTAAGTACTATAATAACTGTTCCACAATTAGGTGGACCAACTATTGTATTAACGCCAATACATCCAAGTTGTCCTGGAGCTTCTGATGGAGGATTTACAGAAGTAACTACTGGAGGAACAGGACCTTATTTATATCAATTTGATTGTGATACTTATTGTTCTAGTGGATGGCAACCTGCTGGAGGAACTAACTGGGCATCCGCAAATACAACTGCATTACTTGCCGATACTTACCATGTGCAAGTAATTGATGCAAATGGGTGTATAGGAAATGCTTCAGTCACTTTAACAGATCCACCTGCGATAGATTTCACTCAATGGGCAGGACCACCACCTCAACCTTTAGTTACTAATGCTACATGTGGTGCAAGTGATGGGTCATTTACATTCAGTTTTGCTACAGGTGGAACTATTACTGCTCCTATGTTATGGTTTACATATAATTTATATGATTCTGGTGGGACTTTAGTTCAACAACAATTAGGTACTGGAAGTGTAACAAATTCATTTACAGGGTTAGCTCCTGATACATATACTTTAACAGCAGTAGATAGTAATGGATGTACAGCAAGTATTTCTGTAACTATTGGTATAGCTACTTATTCAGTTTCACATATTAAGAGTGATCAGGGATGTAATTTCCCGCCATCAAGTGATGGAAGTATAACTGTTTCTATAGCTCCTTGGGCTAATGTACCTATATACCCTTATACACTTACTTGGTCAGGACCGGGCGGATATTCTAATACTACAACAATAGCTGGTCCAGGATTCCCTGTTGCAGATGATGCTCAAACCGGATTAGCGGTAGGCACATACACTATTAATATAGTAGATGGTAATGGTTGTACAGCTTCAATAACAGAAACTATAATTGCTGGTACTGATTTACAAGAAAATTTAGTTGTTACAGAAATACCAATGTCATGTCCAACAGGATGTGGTATTCTTCAATTTGTAAACACTGCCGGAGATTTCCCATTATGGATAGAAATATCAGCTAATAGTGGAGCAACTTGGACTAAAGTATCTACTGTTTCTAATAGCCCAGCAACGGCATTTACATCAGCAGATCTAGCACCTCCATTTGGAGTTGAAATAGATAATAATACTTATTATCAAGAAAATACTCCTAATAGATGGTGTTTTAATATGGGGTCTACATATCATATTAGATTAAGAGGAACTACTTCTCCATATTGTCCATCAGCAACTATTATACATACTATGGGAAGTACTGGGTATGTACCGATGGTGCATACAGAAACTATTACTCAACCAACATGTTGTGCTTGTAATGATGTAAGTTGTAATGGAGTTATAAGTAACGTTATATCAAACGGAATACCAATTCCTCAAGGGGCAGCAGGTACACTGATGTCATTTGACTGGACGTTAACTCTTGATGGTATACAAATAGGATCACAAGTTGGTAGTGTTGTTACAGGTGGAGTATCTTATGTTGTAAGTTCTACACAAGGTACACCTACTAATGAAGAGTTTGATACAATAGTGTTTAGTGGTTTATATCCGGGAACATATGTATTTACATCTACAGATCTCTGTGACGCAGATTCAAGTGAAACTTGGATTATTATTGACCCAAGAGTATATGTAACAGATATTGTAACTTCTCAACCATTATGCGCATTTGGGTGTGATGACGGAACTATAGAGGTAACAGCTAGCGGAGGATCAAGTGGAACTTATCAATTCTCAATGGATGATGGTATAACATGGCAACCTGCAGTAGCAACAGCTTCTACTTCATACACTTTTACAGGGGTAGGTTCAGGTACTTGGAATGTTTGGGCAAGAGACCCTATATGTGGAGTTCAAACTTTATTTGACACATCAGACAATGTATTAACTACAGCTCCTGGATGTTATAGTGATTTCATCACAGGAATTTGGCCTGCAGGAACACAAACGACATTAGCTCCTTTATCAAATTTAAACACACAATGGGTTTCATTAACTAATAACTCATTACCAGGATCGTCAGATGGGTCTATAACTGTTAATATATTAGGAGGTACTGCGCCGTATGAGGTAGCAGTAAGCACCTCTTCAACACATCAAGCATGTAATCTTTGTACACTTCAAACAGCAGGAGTTATAACTCCAGGCTTAAGTCAGTACATAGATATAAATGGAACGGCTGTAAGTTCTACGGGTATAACAACTGTTGCTTCCAATGGAGCACTAGTTATTGATAATTTATCAGTATCTTTAGATTACAGTGGAACTGCTTTAGGCGCGTGGTATACAATAGTAGTGAAAGATGCTACAGGATGCTTTTCTTGTATTAGTAAATATATAGATAATGGAACATTAGGAATTATAGCTATATATGCAGCAGAAGATTGTAATTGTTCATGTCCTGCAGGATATGCATTAATAGAACCTGCTCCTGCTCCACCAGCATTACCATGTGCAGGAACATCTCCAGATGCTCCTTCTTTCCTTGGTACTTTTAATGCTCCGAACTCAATTCAACAATTTGGAGCTGCAAATTTAACTTCTACAAGTTATGGCGGTAATGGTGCTAGATTATATATTCCAAGCGGTGGGACCGCAACTACATTTACTGCCGTTAGTACAGCAGATACATTTACAAAAACAGATTTAGGGACAATAGTAGGATTCCCTGGACAATTTATAAGTGCAGGTTCAGGTACAGTGTTAGAAGTAGCATTAGATGCTATGATGGTACCACAAGCGTATGGTAGTATATTTGATACTAGATTATGGGATATAGGTGTGTGGCCTCAACAGGGTCCTACTTCACCAGCTACTCCAATAAACGAATGGATAGGAATTCCTATAGAAGTAAGTTTTGGTTCTCCTCAATTATGTATTTTAGGATTTTCAGCAGATGGAGATTATAAAATTACTTTAAATTGTGGTACTTTCCTTACTTCTGAATTTGCAGTTAATGGCGGAACTCAAAATATAGCTGTAGATGTTCTTAACTTTAAAGAATATGTTATGATGCCTGTTTTAATTCCAGAAGGAAGTCATACATTGACATTCTGGGTTAAGAATAATACTACAAACGCATCTGCAGATCAAGTAGCTGGAATAGCTTTTGATTTATTCCAAGGAAGTTTAGCTTCTGGTTTATCTACAACAAGTGTATTTGTAGGTGCAACTACTCAAGCTCAATTAGATCCTTATTATATATTAGATGTAAATGGTAAAAAAATTACTAGTAGAAATCTAACTGCTGGGACATATGAACACGATTTCCTTATGGGAGATACTATTGGGTATCAATGTGCTAGTAATTGTGTAATTATGGAACAAGGAAATATCACGTGCTTAAGCGCTGATACTGCAGATTGTACATTACCAATTAATTGTCCAGAGTATTTATCTGATTTAGTAGAGTGTTTAGGAACGCTGACTAATGAAGTGTACAACAGAATGATTACTGGACTGTTAGAAAACAAATTAGATGTGAGAGAAATATGGTTAGTACTCTTAACAAAATATTTAATTAAAAACTTAAATCCTTGTGTAACTCTTCAAGATTTACTATCTTGGGCGAAATTTTTAGAAGACATTTGCCCGGACTGTGAAAATAATTTTGAAGGTACTAGGGCCGCTATAGATCCTAATGCAGGCACTCCTTTTGGAGGAGGTAACGGAATAAATACTTATGACTTTTAAAAACTAAAAATTATGGCAAATCTAAGAAAATTAACAACTAGAACTCTTAACGAATTAGCATTAAGTAATACTTTTTTGTATTTACTAAATACTGCTACTAATACAGAATCAAGAATTGCGTTATCATCATTAGTAGGAGGAAATGCAACTAGTACTGGAACTGGAGTATCTATATACTCAGGATTAGTTAGTAATGTTCTTAATTTTAAATCAATACTTTCCTCGTCATCTATACTAACGGTATCAGATGCTACTGGTACGGACATATCACTTGGTATAAATGCTGCTAATATAGCTCTTAATGCATGTGATAACACGTCTTCAGCATTTTTATCTACAGTAGATTTAACATCTAATGTGGGAGCAACAATATTACCAGTAGCAAATGGTGGTACAGGAGCATCTACTTTAACTGATGGAGGAATATTATTGGGAAGTGGAACAGGTGCTATTACAGCAATGTCAGCTCTTGCAGCTGGAACTATTATACAAGGAGATGGGACTACTGATCCTACAACTTTAGCGATAGGAACGGCAGGTCAAATGCTAGCTGTTAATGCAGGAGCAACGGCCTTAGAATATATAGCAGCCCCAACAGCAGCTTTCGTAGCAACGGCTAACGCTACACTAGATATGGCTGGTAATAATATTGATTTAGGAGCAGGATACATAAATTATACAGGAGCAGCTAGTTTAGGATTATCATTTGATTCAAATAATAGAGCACATTTAATTCCAACTGGAGCTACAGCTACTGGAGGAACTGAAGGTTTAAATATATCAGGAAGTATATTTTTAAAAGGAGATGCTGCTAGACACTTAACATTAGGATCACCAGCTTCTGGTAATGGATTTGATTTAACTATAAACGGTTCTGTTCCTGGAACAAGTTCTGCAGATGGAGGAGATATTCATCTTAAGCCAGGTGCTTCTACATCTGGAGACGGAGGAAATTTAAATGTATATGCTGGTGCTTCAGCTAGTGGTGCTGCAGGAGATATATCTTTACTTACAAGATCTGGATCTTCAACTACATTTCCAATATTGAGAATTGCTAATGATAAAAAAGTGTCTATTCAAAATAGTTCATCAAATAAAACACCTTTAGGATTATTAGATGTGCAACAAACTGAAGTATCTGGAGCTATTCCAGTATTAAGTTTAAAACAGGATGATCAAAATTTTGCATTTGCACAATTTACAGGAACTGCTGCAGCAGATAGTACTATGAATATATCTACTAGCACAGCAACTGGAGCTGCAAAAACTGGAGCAATTAAAGTTAAGATTCAAAATGGAACAGATGCTGCTACAGAAGGCTGGGTTAGAATATGGGAGACAGCAATATAAAAAGGAAAATAACTAAATAATAATAATTAAAACAACAACAAAAATGGAAACAACAATGGAAAAAGTAAACACAATGGAATTTACAAAGCACACAAACAGAGAATTAGCAGATCTTATGCAGGGCTTAATGTCAGTGAAAGATTTAAAAGGAGTTAGATTTTCTTTGCAGGTTACAAAGAATATAAATCTTATTAAATCTGAATTAGAGCACATTGAAGAAGCTGCTAAACCTTCTGAAGAGTTTTTAGAGCTTGCAAAACAAGTTCAAGTAATTGAAGCTTCTGATAAAAGTGTAGATGATAAAAAAGCTGAAGTTGAGAAAATTGAAAAAGATAATGCTAAGCTAGTAGAAGATAGAAAAAAACAAATAGACGAGTTTAATAATATGTTAGAGGATGAAATTGAAGTTTCGTTATTTAAAATTTCAGAAAAGCATTTACCTGAAGATATTACAGCTCAGCAAATAATGAGTATTAATATTATTATAAAAGAATAAAATTATGGCAGGAACTAAAAAAAATAGATTTCCGGATAATCTAGTAAAGGAACCACATGATACAAGGACTAAAGAGGAGCAATTATTAAATGCTCCTTATGGTCAACAAGGTGCAGTTATAATTTCTGCAGAAGATATGGCTGTTAATGGAGATTTTTATTGCATTATGGCTCTTAGGGATGATGTTGTCTTAGATGGAGATCATACTGTCGTAAATTGGGACGAGGCTAAAGGTGCTAATAATCCAGGTACTGCACCTTCTACTTGGTTAACACATATTCCTTTACCTGTAGGTATGCCTTTTTATGGTGATTTTACAAGAGTAGGACTATACCTACAAGGACCTGGAGGAGGTAATATACAAGCATGGTGTGAAGAATGTCCTAAATTAATAGCATATTATAAATAATGGGAATAACTCAAAATGCATTAGGGATCAGTTTAGTACGACTTAGGACTCATGTTAACATGGCCTATTCGCACATAACGCATTATCCAGATTGTTTTTTTGAGCATGTACCAGGATTTATAGACGAGTTAATGCCACAAGCAACTATTGTGGATTTTTGTGATACATTTGATCTAGATGCGAATGGAGATATAATGCCAGAGGTTAATCCTTATCCATCTGGACATTTCTTCACAGATGCTAATGATGATATAATGCCGGAAGCGGTTTAAAAAATAAAATATGGCAACAAAAAAATTAGTACCAAGAGCAACGAACGAGGGTGGTTTAGGAACTGCCCTTAAAGTGTGGGGACCATCATGGTTACAAAATTTAACTATAACTAACCTTCAAACTACTACTTCGTTAAGTGTATTAGTAGAAACAGCGGGTAATGTAGAAAAAAGAAATGCGGGCGGTTTATGTACAGATGTGGTAGATACAGAAAGTGCTACAACATGGGTAGGTTTATGGGACGCTGCTACAGGATGTTTAATGCCTTATACAGACGAAGCATTAACTTACAATGCTCTTTCAAATATATTAACAATAGGTGATAGTAGTATTAACACATCATACTACGCAAATAATGTAACAGCAAAAGGAGCTCCATTTTCTTTAAGATCCACGAATAATACAGTAAGTCTTTCAGCAAGTCTAGGTATGCATATTCACGATGACTCTGATACTATACAATTTTTAACTGGAGGAACACCAGCACAAGTAGCGAATTTAGATTCTACAGGACTGTTTATTAATAACATTCCATCTGAACCTGATCCTATAGTTAATGTTTTAGTAGATAGTGTAGCTACTCCAGGAAAAGTAAGTAAAGTAGCTATTTCTAGTTTTGGTATAGATGTGCAGGACACTGAAGATGCTACTACTTTTGTAGGATTATGGGACAGTAAAACGGGTGTACAATTACCAAAGACAGATGGAGGTCTACGATATAATGCATTAGACAATATTTTAAAAATTGGAGCAGAGTCATCAAACAATAGAATTTGGATTAGATCAAATTTAATTAATAAATTTCTTGGTAATTTAACAGTTAAATCTCAGAACGGACATCTTCTGTTATGGGGTAATGGAGGTAAAATAGGTATTCAAGGATTTGCTGGAAGTATGATAGCAACTTTTTATACTAATATAGGTTTAAAATTACATCATTTAAATACTGAAAGTGCACCAACATATGTGCTTACTGAAGGTGTAGCAACCGGAGCAACAACTACTCCTTATTCAACTATGGGTACTGGATTTGTTACTAAAACTCCAATTACTAGCTTTGTTCCTAATTTACAAACTTTAGATGAGGGTGTGTCTCTTACTACTACTACGCAAAGTTTTGATTTTG